AAAATCCAGATAGCCTGATGCGTCATCACTCGGCTGACCGACAGCCTCCACGAATGCCGATTTGCCAACGGTGTTCACACTGCGAACGTAAAAATAATAATCATGGCCCGGTTTGATATTGATACTGGCGGCTATCCAGTACAGTGCCGTACCAAGATATTCATCACGTAATGCCCCAAGCTGACTAATCAGTGCAGGAACAACCTTATCGGCGGTCAACTTTCCGTTATCCGCCATGGCCTTCAGATCCTTACGGGCAACTCCCATTCCCGCAGCCAGAGCACGAATAACACGATCGCCGTTCTCATTCACCGAGTTAAACTCTTCACCGCGCAGCACTCCCTGCGCCAGAGCCTGACTGAACTGCGTGATCACCGAACTGGCTTCTGCTGTACTGGCACCGGATAATTTCAGGCCCGTGGAGATCGCCTCGGTGACTTTCAGTACCTCCTCAGAACTGTAACCATACTCCCGCATGGAAGCTGCAGAGCGGGCAAAAAGGCTGGCGTTATCAGAAAAAGCCGTCCCCGTTCTCTGGCTGATCGCCATTAATTCACGCTGTGATGACTGAAAATCATCACTGGACTGTGAGGCCTGCTTCAGACGGGCATTTACTGAATTCCACTCATCGGCGAGAGAAATAAGATGACCGGTAGCAAAAGCCCCGGCAAATGCCCCCGCCATGTTCAGTGCCGAAGATTTAGCTGTATTTATCTGATCCGTCACTTCTGCCAGTGCACGCCGCATTTCACGGGATGCAGCAGCGGACTGCCGGCCTCCGTTCTGCATGGTACGGTAGTAATCCTGCCCCATACGCGAAGCCCGGGAGATCTCTGACTGGAATGACCGGGAATTTGCCGAGATTTTAATAATCAGTTCACGTAATGTCGCCACACTCATTCTCCGGACGAAAAAAAACCGCCGAAGCGGTTATGTTGACTCACTGAGACACTATTAAAAGCGCGTTTTCCAGTCCAGCAAATGGATCTGATACGCCTTCTGTCTGCTCCTTCTCCCACTGAAGAAGCGCATCATTCAGTGGCACTTTGACCCCCTGCGCACCGTAAACAGCTGAAACAATCTGGGCAGCCCGGATATCAGCCCGTTCGTCCCCCAGCGGGCTGAACCTGTCAAACTCTGCCCACATCATGATTTCTGATGCGGACATTTCCCGGCGTAACTCTGACAATGTGCGCCCCATCCTGAGCGCCAGCATCATCAGAAAACGCATCCCCGGAAGCGCTACTTTTTTTTAACCTCGCCGGCATCACTGATCAGTTCCAGAGACTGCCGAAGAAGCCGCGCATGCACCGGGCCATACACGGCAATCACCTGTTCACGATCATCCACTGAAAATACAGGTTGCAGTCCGGTATCACACAGAACATCGATGAACAGTTCAACATCCGCTTCCAGATTTCGGCGGGCGAGCTCCGCAACGGATAACGGTGTCTCATCATCTTTTGCTTTAACGATCTCCTGCCAGCGCAACCAGGCTTCTGCAGAAGGTTCCCGTAATACAACCGTTGCCCCTTCCCATTCAGGCACATCAACAGTTTTATGGCGAAACCCCGACATCGCTGCCAGTGCCAGATTACGGATATTTTTAGTCATCACATCTATCCTCATTAACTGACGGTACTCCAATGAAGAAGCCACCGACATAGCCTCCTCCATTCATAGTGAAACTATTTTCATCTACCCAGTAATGAATTCTTTGTAGAGTTGTGATCAATACAACTCACTAATGGAGAGGCTTGTCCAACACGTTGGACAAGTTTCCTGTTTGATTTACTGGACACTATAGAAGGACAGAATGCCTTCATCACTCGAATAACATCAATTAAGGAGGTTCAACATGTTTCATTCCACAAATCATCAGGCTGTAATTATGGCTGCATCAGCTTGTGCCACAGACCTTTTCCGCTTCACTTTGAGCCTGATTCATTTCTACCTGACCGGCTCGCCTCTATCTTTTTAATCCCCGCTTTATCCAAATTGCATTGCCAGAATGCCGACAACAGACTGACATTCAAATCCTGACTACCTCCGATAGGCTGAGCATCCACCTATATAGTTTTAATTTTCATCAATCCATTTAACTATCGTTTAATTGTTGTCACATAGGATTCTGCCGTTTTTAACAATGCAGGATAATAAGATGAAAAAAATGTTGTTTTCTGCCGCTCTGGCAATGCTTATTACAGGATGTGCTCAACAGACGTTTACTGTTGGAAACAAACCGACAGCAGTAACACCAAAGGAAACCATCACCCATCATTTCTTCGTTTCGGGAATTGGACAGGAGAAAACTGTTGATGCAGCCAAAATTTGTGGCGGCGCAGAAAATGTTGTTAAAACAGAAACCCAGCAAACATTCGTAAATGGATTTCTCGGTTTTATTACTTTAGGCATTTATACTCCACTGGAAGCGCGTGTGTATTGCTCACAATAATTGCATGAGTTGCCCATCGATATGGGCAGCTCTATCTGCACTGCTCATTAATATACTTCTGGGTTCCTTCCAGTTGTTTTTGCATAGTGATCAGCCTCTCTCTGAGGGTGAAATAATCCCGTTCAGCGGTGTCTGCCAGTCGGGGGGTGGCTGCATTATCCACGCCGGAGGCGGTGGTGGCTTCACGCACTGACTGACAGACTGCTTTGATGTGCAACCGACGACGACCAGCGGCAACATCATCACGCAGAGCATCATTTTCAGCTTTCGCATCAGCTAACTCCCTCGTGTATTTTGCATCGAGCGCAGCAACATCACGCTGACGCTGCTGCATGTCAGCGATAGTGGCGATCGCCTGCTTCAGCTCACTGACTTTTTTATCACGCTGTTCTTTGTAGGCGATGGCGTTATCACGGTAATGATTGACCGCCCACGACAGGCAGACGATGATGCAGATAACCAAAGCATAAATAATCGCGGCGACTCTGCTCACTGCTCTATCCCCCAACAGGCTAATGCGCTTTCCTGGTCACGACGAATAACCTGTCCATAGCAGTTATTTGAACGTATGCGGCAATCGCGCCCACCATCTTTTATCCACCAGCGAATCGCCTCGCATGCGCCCTTACGATCACCGGCATTCAGCCGCTTATAAAACGTCGACGGGAAACACTTACCGGGGCCAATGTTATAGGGACAGAATGACGCTATACCCGCTTTTTGTGGTTCGGTCAGTAGTACTTTAATATTGCGCTCCACCCATGCCAGCGCCTTATCACGCTCAATGGCGTTGACCTGGTCGCATTTTTCCTTCGACAGTTTCATACCGGGAAAAACGGGTTTTCCATCCACCATCGTGGCACCCCGACAGATGGTCCAGATGCCGGACCCATCGCGGTATGCCGTTGTGTGGTTACCTTCTTTTTCATCCAGAAACTGGTCGAGAATATCAGGCGCGGGCGCACCGACGGCAATCAGTGCCAGAACGGCAGCCGACAGGCCGTATCTGATTTTTGCGTTCATGGATATTTATCAGGATTTATCGGTTTCTGCCCACGGACAGGTTTATCTGTTCCGGTCAGTGACTTAAGGTTGTGATTCCGGAGGAGTCTTCAGAGAACCAGTAATTCTTCCCGGTAGCTTTCCTTTGTAGGTTATCCATACATTCTGCGCCTCTAAAATTACGGGGCGCTTTTCCGGCGACTGCTCATCCCCTTCACATAACCCGGCAGCAACATCCAGGAAGACCTGTCTGATGCTCATTCTGGCTGCTGCCTCATAAAACTCCAGCGCGGCACCTTCAACACGGTCCAGCGAGATGTCCAGGTCAAAAATTTCACCGTCAAAGCGTTTTTTGTCCCGTAACGCTAAAGTTACCGTAACTTTATTCTCAAAATTGCGGATCCCTTTCACAATCAGTTCATAGTTTTGAGTCATTGAATTACTCTCCCCGTGCAGCCTTACGACGGTCCTCTCTGATTTTGAAATACAGGTTAGTCAGATATGTCAGCAGCCCAAACAGCAGACTCCCCAGCACGCCTATTGCCGCCCACTGAGACGGGGAAACCCTGTCCAGCAACTGCAGGAACCAGTAGCCCGTTCCCACCGCTGACGTGGTGTATGACACACCTGTTGTGATTTTTTCCATCTGGTCCATACCCCGTCTCCCGTTATCCGGAAGCTGACAACAATAAAAAAGCCACCAGTTAACTACTGATGGCTCTGATAACTCATGCAAGCGTCTCAGACGACCCACTGACACTACCGGTGAGTTTAACGATACCTTCCATTTGACTGGCTCACTTTTTATGATGATGCCGGTGCATTTATCTCCAGCACCAGACTTTCTATCTCAACGCCATACGTTGCATTTTTGGTAATATCCGTCAGCGTCAGTGCATTTAGTCCCACTGCCAGACTGTCTTTTATGGCCTGGAATGCCGGGCCAGTACGATGACGTAGTATCACTCCGGCTCAGTTGCACCGCTGACCACCACATCACCTTCTGCTGCAATCGCCTGCATCAGGGTATAAGGGGTTATGGCCACCGGACTACCAAACGGCTGCCAGCCCTCTTTCAGTTTATGTGTCAGCTTTTCCGCAAGATCTGACGGCGGCGCCGCCCTGACAACATCATAGTGTTTAAATGCCATGGTTCTTTCCACCATCTGAAAAATAATTCTTTAAAATACCTGACATGTAATACAGAAAAAACACAAAACCATACCTTAAATAAAAACCTGATTATCAAGCAGATATGCATGGATAAACTACAAGACGAGATATAAACCACCCTGTATTTAAATAAACAATAAACAACATCAGAAAAATAATTCTGCTCTATGGTTTAATTCAAAAATATCATTTATACTTTTCAGAACATCACCAGCAAGGCATAAACAAGGAAAGTAAATGAAGTGGATTGTGATTGATACAGTTATCCAGCCATCATGCGGAATATCTTTTTCAGTCATATGGAGTAAAATAAAATTAATAATCTGGTATCAATCGGATGCTTTCTTACCTCCTGAAAGTATATTTACACTGACTCACACAGGCATCATGCTCAATAACAAAGTGCTACCTGTAACCATTTACAACGTAGTACCATTCAATAAAACATTCTGGAATTTAATCAAAAACAGCCAGGAATGCCCTACAAATACAGATAACGTATTGAATGAATGCTTTAATAACCGTTGCATTCTGCAAATATGTCCTTATGGACTAAAACAACAAAGTCCATAAGGAGTTTACTCACATCTGACAAAATCAATATAAACAGCCCCTCCGGAGAGGGGCTGGAGAGTGGCGCTATGTGCCATTGCATGGTGCCGGGTGCCTCCCGGTGAATTCAGTACCAGCACCTGAATCCGCGATTATCCCATATACCTACTCGCTGATTACCCCTCCGCACAGGGGGATTCACCATGCGATGTAATTTTTAACAAATTCTCCGGCAGCCAGACAATCATCAAGCTGTGGAATTGTGAGGTATTTAAAAATTTCAACGGGTAACTGATACCCTGCTAATCGCCTGATGCTTTCTTTTTCAGCAACGGGAAAGCAACAACCACACACCCGCCACCAAAACACCATCAGACAGCACCGACATTATCCGGCTGCTGAAGTCCACCATCACCACCAGAAACAACAGGAGTGCAACCACAGCTGCTTAGAAGGCAATTGCTCTGTCCGGCTGAGCTAACAACGCTGAATACCGATAATGGACCGCCATCGGGGACCCGCCCCCGCACCAACAACCCTGTTATCGTGTCGTCTGCTCTTCCTGATAAGCTAATGGCGGTTTGTGATGGTGGCCCTTGCTGGATTTGAACCAGCGACCTGGCGATTATGAGTCGCTCGCTCTCACCACTGAGCTAAAGGGCCGGGAGCAGAATAATAACGGTCCGTAATTAATTTCGCAATAAAAAACCCGCTCAGCGGCGGGTTGTAGAAACTCTTCTAACGCCAGGCATAAAACGCCCATCGTTATGACGAATTTACCACAGATTCCGGAAAAATCAACCTTGTTACCTAGTTACCTTTTTTAACTGCCGCTCAGCCCATGCTTCTTCAATATCAAACCGGGTCACCAGCGCATCATAGAATTTCTTAACTGTTTTTTCCCATGACGCGCGTGTTATCTGGTTTGTCACCTCGCATATAGCATTAAATACCTCCGTTGATGGTAGTCTTTCATAGCCACGACCACCACAACGCTGGCAGTCTCTGATAACAGGCATACCACGTTTTACCGACTCTTCACGGTGAATGGCGACACCACGCCCACGGCAATCCTTACAGGCGGTGGAAACCTCACCCTTTCCGCCACACTCCGGACAGGCAACTTTTACCACCTCCCTGACTTTTTTCCATTCTTCCCAGTAAGACGGATACACACCTTTCGTACACTTTGCCCATACCGGCGGCTTACCATCCGGATACTGGACCTTGTTTGTAAAAACTACGCTTTCAATAAATTTTTCCCCATAGCAACAAGGGCACTGCTTTTTACTCGCTGCGCTGCGGGCATAATCCTCAAAAGCGTACGAAGCCATAATGCGCATCACTACCGGTTTTATTTCTGCCGGAAGTTTTCTCAACGCCGCCACACGATCGCACCGACTGAGTGCATAATCTGCCAGTAATTCTGTTGCCCGCGCCCTGTCATTCATACTGATGCCCATTTTCCCCAGGAACGCAGAAAACCCCATCTCAGCCCGATTCTGTGTCATGCCCTGCGCGGCCATCACATCAGTGATACTCAGCGCATCTTTTGACGTTGAGGCCGATGCATCGGTCAGGCAAGGGGATTTTGGGGAGTAGTATTTCGGTAAATCTTCCAGTTTCATTTTTTGACCTGCTCTTCATGCATTATGGGGTAAATCTTCACCCCCAGACGTCCACCAGATACTGGCTGACCACGAACGATATTGATTTCATCAAACTGCTCATCGTCCATTAACACTCCCGCATGCGTCAGCGCATCCAGCGGTGCTTTCAGGATATTGTCCAGGTCGCGACGACGCTTATCCGGTGGCTCCACAATAATCCTGATCGCCAGCCTTCCGGACAGATTTAATTTCAGTCGCTGCTGGCGAACAATAAGCGCCACATCACGGCGATAACGCTCACCGGCTTTTGATACAAAATATGTGCTGCCACGACGTCGCCAGTAGGTGTTCACCGTCGGCGGGTAAGGCAAAACAAACTCTATACGCATCAGTAACCCCTTTTACCCAAGCACGCCGGTTGCAAAGGCGTGATCAAGAAAACGAAAAATTAAATCAACCTGAGAACCATGCTTTTCTTCGAACGCCAGCGGATCCGCATGAAGCTCGTTGTGATGCTCCCGACACAGCGGTAGCGTGAAAATATCGTGGGATTTTGTTCCCATTCCGCCCTGACCATGACCAATCAGGTGATGGGGATCGTCGGCTGGCTTACTACAACACGCACACGGCTGTGTCTTCACCCAGCGTGTGTATTTCTCGTTAACCCAGCGGCGACGTTTAGGTCGTTTCATGAAAGATTCCGGAGACTCAGGATCAACGGCAATGCTGACCACCGTCTTTTCCTGTGGTGGGTTCTGTTGCTGGTGGGCGTGAGGCAGCGGCGCAAGATTTTTTGTGCGCTGTTTCAGTATGCTGGTGGCGGTCTGCTCTCCCGGTACGATGTCGCTTTCACGGTACATTGAGCGGATTTTTTCTGCACGCAACCCCAGCGAACGACGTAATACCGCTTCCGGTAGCGCGTCCGCCACCTGATTGCGGACCGCCCACCAGGATAATTCAGCCAAAGATAATTCACGCTCCTGCGTACCGCTTATTGCGTGACCGATGACGTCAATCATCCATGCTGACAGGTTTTGATGAGCAAGTTGCTCGAGTGATTCGGATGTCTGGTCACGCAGCTGGTTGTCGCAGTGCCAGCACAACACCATTGCGCCGGTACCATAACGGTGAATGACGGTTTCGCTGTGATGATAATCGCCGTGTGGCCACTGGCAGGATTTAATATGGCGCAACAGCCAGTCAGACAATGCACCAGCACCACCAGCAGCACGAATCACCCGTGCGTTACTGAAAAACGGCAGCAATGTTTTGTCTTCCACTAGCGGCTGGCGAACGGCAGGAACAACCCCGGACGGCAGATTACGCATGCTTTTCGGTTCCGGCTCCACCAGTACCCGGGTATTGTGGAATACCGGCATGGATTCACGGCCCGGCTTAACGATCACCAGCCCGAGTTCCGGTACCAGAACAGGTCGAAGTAATACCCGCACGTTACCTCCAGATGCGTTGCTGGAATGTGCGGGACGGACGCGGTGGGCGCTCGGAGTAAGGAAGCCTGACGGAGATTATCCAGTGACGATAATCGAGGCTGAGGGCTTTCTTAATCTCGTATCCGTGTCTGCGGTAGCACTGAATTAGCCACTCGGCCTGTTCTTCAGTGCATGGGGGATGCTGGAACCAGTCAGATTTGAAAGTGCGGGAACGCCGCCCGTGCCTGCTGGCAAAGACGGCAGAATCATCAGAATTGTGTAATTTGGTATCGTGCGCCATCGGTTGTCTCTGCTGGCGCAGCAGGTGCCAGTTGTTCAGGCTGGCGTGCGAATTGTAAACCAGAATGCTAGGAAAAAACAAAACCCGCCGAAGCGGGTTAAGTGCGGGTGCGTTGAGGATGCCTGACACATCAGAGGTGGCGAGGGATTCTCCCCCGCCTGGTCTCTTACTCCTCAGGTTCGTAAGCTGTGAAGACAGCGACCTCCGTCTGGCCGGTTCGGATTCGTACCTCGCAGAGGTCTTTCCTCGTTACCAGTGCCGTCACTATGACGGTTAAACAGATGACGATCAGGGCGATTAACATCGCCTTTTGCTGCTTCATAGCCTGCTTCTCCTTGCCTTTCGGCACGTAAGAGGCTAACCTAGATTTGCCGTTCATAGATTGAGCCTCAGATTAATGTTAAGCGTCTTGCAGGACGCGTAATGTTAACTGGGGCTTTTCTCTATCTGCCTTTGGTGTTCATGCCTGAGACAGATAGCCTCAAGCACCCGCAGCCATTCTACTTAACTCCCGTTACCTCGCCAATATAAAATCAATCAGAAAAGCGATCCATAAGAACAACAGCAAGACAATAAATTGCCATTACAGCTGCAATAGCCAGCGCACATTTGAGAACCAGCACGACAACCTCCTGTATTGGACGTACACCAGTCCTGATAAATATGAGGCTGTCTCATCATTGATGAGATACAACTATTGGGTATAGTTTCTGTGATTTTGTTCTGTAGAAATGGAACACAACAACCAGTCACCACCAGCACTTCTTTAAATACGCCAAGTCCGACGCAAGCTAACCTTCTAGTCCGCTTTGAGCGATCTGCAGACATTGCTAGCAGCCTTCTGTGTGAATTCTCAGGGAGCAGGTCGGCATAGCATCACGTTGAGGCTCTTACCCTACTTGTTCACACCAACTCTAACTCCACAGACTGATTCATAAATTAGTAATCTGCGTGTTTCGCACTTTTCAGAAATGCTTTCATATTTTCATTAGGTCGCTCAATTTCGAAGTTACTTCCATATAACTCTTGTAATTTTGGCCATAACTTACTTAATAACCCTCTCCTGCGATAAAATGGATGTATCCAAACGGTAGATAGGTACGGAGAATTTGCATTTGAATTGTTTATTGTGACCAGCCCAACTAAACATTGTCGATAACCACTATTATCCATTGATTGTATTTCTTCGACGAATGGATACGCGATTACATCAGTCCAACCATGATCGGTTGTATCCCATTGCATTCCGTCATGACATTCCTTCGACTGATAGCGGCGTAAAGCTACACACGCGAGCTTTTGCCAATCTGGAGAATTAATTGTGATCTCTTCATCGTATGACGCGCCTATTGGAGCGGGTATTGGTCTGATTAATCCAGCATGGCATTCATCATAGAACTTCATGTTTCCCTCAGAAACGTTGTGTACGTTGGGTTGCTCCATGTGTGCGCCATTCAAAAATAGCTCTGATAGTAGTGTATCTACACTGTAATCTTTATTGATTATTGTCGGCTTAGAGTTTTTCTTATTAAGGCCGCGAGTAACGATTTTTTGATCAATGTTAACAACATGGAATAATCCGTCGGGGAGGCTAGCGAACCACGATGGGGCATCGGACCAGAATAGCATGCCTTTTGTACTTCTTAAGAGTTTAATTAAGTTAATACAAGCTTCTTCACTAGTCTTGCCGTTGATGCGAAGTATGTTAGGACTAAAGTAATATTCATCCATATCAGGGAATGCAGCTTCGCAAAACTCCTGTACATAATTTAGCACCTGGATTCTACAGAGATCATCATAGCTGGTAATAACTAAGGGGGTATCTTCATTACTATTATGATTATCAATAATGCAATCTATAGCGAGACTTACTGCTTTGCGTATCACTTCAGTTGAATCTAACGACTCTAAAAATTTTGTCTTTCGTGTGCGAATATCCATGTATGACCTGCGCTATTAAAATTCATGAATGAACGGTTTGTCATCTGGTTGCAAAATGGTGGTTTTATTCGTTGCTACATTTAAACTGTTGTAGAGCATAATTGCCAGGTTCGATGCATTTTCAATCAGCGTTTCAAGATCCTGGTCTGTAATCACAACGAGGTTCCCTTCTTTATCCTTTCCACCACGATGCACTAAGTGATTTCGATTGAGGGTTGCCAATTCAATAGCTTCTATCGGACAGTCTTTTTGTACTTTTATATCGAATGTAGCTTCATAGCGGTCGATTACCTTTTTAGTGCTATGCCAGCTTGCACTGATCAAGTGTTCCTTGATTGACCTGATTAGCTCTCCCCTAATTTTCTCGATGGGTTCACCCTTGAAAGGCAACGCAGCAATATCTTTGCTTACTTTAAATTCAGTCTTACCTTTTTCTATACAATTGGCTATGTAGACATCATCTTTCTCTATAGAATTAATGAATAGCTCAACATAAAGCGTTTCCAAAGCTGTAATAACATTCGTGTAGAGCAAACTAAGCAAGTGGTTTTTTTGCTGTTGTTCAGTTTTATCTTTTGCAAGTTTTTTTATTTTATCGATATTATCAATGAATTTTAAATACGGATTACCGGAAGACGTTACAGCGTCGTAGATATCATCATCGTACCAATCATCTATATTATTTGAGTTTCCAGACCAGTCAAAACATTGTGTTTGTAATTCATCTACTAATTCCTCAATATACTCAGATTTAACATATTGACCGAAGATGGATTGTAGTTCTTCGCTCGCATCATACGGCCCGCCATATATGTAAGCATAGCCACCTTCTCTACTTTCATACGGACAAGCATTTGCCGGATCTTCAAAGTTTTCAAAGAACCAGTTTTTCATTACTTCGAGTTGATCTTTTTTGCTTATGTATTTTAAAGATTTTAGTGGAACTTTCTTTCCATTAACCTCGAAAACAATTTTCACGATGTAACGCTCCCTTGTATCAATTGCGCAACTATTATACCACAGCGAAATACAGGGCATAACCTGCCTCCTTAAACTAACATACCATGAGCCAGCAATGTCCGCTATTGGCACAAAGCGGACAACCACGCTAGCTCTACCCTGTGCCACAAAATGTCAATTTGCATCTGAACTAATGCACTTTAATCTCGTCACTTCAATAAATACCGAACATCACCCTGATAAAACGACAATATGCGCTGCATAACTTCGCTTTTACGACACTCAGTACAAATCATATTATGACGCCTGTCGTAACGACGTATTTCTCCATCAGGTAATGACCAGATAAGGTCCGGATCAACCGCAGATGGTTTCTTCAGCTTTGCCCTTGAGAGCTTTTTACGGGCATTTTGCCAGTCCTTACGCGCCTGTTCAGACGGGAATAACCCGTAACCAGAGTTGTATACATCGCCACTGGCAACCAGCTCTCTGGCCAGAACGCTCATCAGATATCTTGTTGCCCCAGTTTTAGTTTCCAGTTGTCGTAACGTCTCGCGCCCACTCTG